TCCTTTTTTTCTTCGATTTCATTCGCTTGTCTCCTTTCTAAATACTTGATTATCATTGAAAGTCTATCATCATACTTACCAATCTCTGCTATCTCTTTATCCATAGCTTCTACAATATCAGAATGTTCTCCAATACCTGTAGACCTACTTAGATAGATTTCAACATTGGCAATATGTTTGTTTATGTGTCCTACGTAATAGGACTTCAAAGCTGATAATAACATCTCTCTCATTAATGTTCTCCTTTAAATGTTTTTATAACATCAGATGAAAACAATTTATCTAGTTTTAATAAGTACATTCTAGACGCATTGTGGTCTCCACCTGATACACTTCTCTTGTAATCTAATCTATCAATTAGCTTCTTGAGATTCTCTACATTAAAGACAAGCGTACAAAAGACATCATCACCTATACATAGATTATGAAACCAATAGTCTGCTTCTGTTGCATTGATACCACTAGGCTTACCATATGATTCGTATTCTATAGCTATGTTGCCTGTCTTCTGCCACTTGTCTCTTTCACTTTTTACTTCTATCTTTTTGTTTTGTAACATATCTGCTACAAACTGTTCTCTCACTTTACCATACTCTAGGTCTATGTCAAACTTCTTTCTGTTTTCTTTACTTGGTTCTAGGTTTTCCATGTGTAACTCCTTTTCTCTTAGGTTTCAAATGTAATAGTTCCCTTATGTGTAGCTTTCTACCTTTAAAGAAAACGATTAAGTTTATTGTCGTATTTATAGTGATGGCAATAAGTAACCACCATTGCCACCATATTAGTTGCTCTGTATTTTCTAACATTTAATCTAGATAACTTTCTTTTAGAGTTCTTACTTTAAAGAAGTTATCATACTGTGGATATTCCTGCAAGAACTTTCTTGCATAATGTGAAATCCATCCATCATCAATTTTAAAATCTGAATCTTTTTCATTGATAGCTGTTTCCCATCTCATCCTATGAAATATAGCTTTAGCAGAGTAGTGTTTTTTTACTTTTGCCATTTGTTCAGCAAACTTACAGAACATATTATATATTTCAGGATTTTCATTGTGATGAATCTCAAAGTTTTCTTTTGTCCATTTACCATTTAACATTATATTTCTCCTTTAATTAACTAGCCTGAATGTCAACCATTTCACAAGCATCAGCAGTACACGCTAATTCTTTAGAGCCACTTGTCGTGTCCTCTTTCTCAAAGTCTGCTAACTTAGACCAATCAATAGAGGTAGGCATCTTCTTATACAACTCATCATATTCCTTTTCGGTTATATCTTGATAAGGTGCTTGTGCATATGTATGGTCACTGAAAGGTAAGAAGGATATACCTGATACCTCATCAAAGTTTTTATACACCCAAGCTCCTACATCCATCCACTCATCTTCCTTTACAGATATAGTTACAGATGGTTTGTGCTCACACCAATGCCTTTGGAACATGAGCCAATATTCTAACTGCTGTATAGCAGTCATCTCAGTTCTAGTGATAGCACCTGTAGGTGACTTCATAGGAAAGCTGAACACAGTTGTGCTGTCAGGCTTCATCACGTCAGGCTCACTAGGGATACCACTCTCTTTCATAAACTGTGTAAGTGGGTCTTTGTTATCACCACGTACAGTTCTAATATAGAAAGGATTATGTCTTGCGTGTATACCTGACGCACTGTCCACTAACTGAGACACTGTACCACTAGGTTTTACACAAGTGATTGCAGTAGACTGTGGTATGCCTAAGTCTTTTGCAAACTTCTTATTAGTCTCTACTGCTATTTCTTTTAGTATAATTAATACTTCTTCTGACCATATATCTGTATCTAGGATACCTGTCAAAGACACACCTAACAATCTTTCTTCTTCTGTATTAGCCTTCCATACCTTGCGTAGATACTTGAAGTCTGTAAGTGTAGATTGAAATGTGCCTAAAATAGTAGCCATACGTACTTTATCTTTTAGAGATTGTAAGTCATCTGTTTCACGTGCAACAACTTCAGTAAGATTACAAAACTGATAAGGTCTAAGTATAATCTCACTACATGGATTACAACCAAACTCATAGTCAGTTTCACGTCTACCATTCTCAGATGCTTTTACTTTGGCGGCTTTTCTATTAAAGATACCACGCTCTCCTGATTTAGATTCGTATAATGATGTCCACTCTCTCATGAATGTACCCATCTCAGGCTTACCTTTGAATGCTACAGAGTTATTAGCTAATGCTCTTTGACCTTCATTCTCCCACCACTGTCCTGACTTGGCATGACGCATTTGGTCATCGCCTAAGTTAGACAAAGAGATGAGGGCAGAACGTCTTACACCACCAACAACTACAACTTCTCCTATCTTGCACATAATATCGTGACACTCAATAGGAAATAATCTTCTACCTTTTGCACCCTCAAACTTCTGTATACAAAACTTAAACAGGTCTATAAGAGGAGCAGGTCCTGATGCTCTACCACCAAAGGTTTTTAGTCTAGCACCTGCAGGTCTTACCTCTGAAACATCCCATGTAGGTATCTGCCCTGCATATAGTAAAGATATTAACTCACGTAATGCTCTAGACCATCCGGGTCTACTATCACCAACCTTTATAACAGTAGATGACCTTTCAAAGTGTTCATTAACTATAGGTAGTTTGTCTACGTTCTCTCTTTCTACAGAGAAACCTACACCTGTACCACACATAAGTATGTACATACACTCATCAAAGCTACGTGGACTATCCACAGGTATGTAGCTACAGTTATATCCTGCCACGTGACATCTGTCTAATGCAGGTCCTGATGTCATCAAGGCTCTCATACTTGGCATAACACCAAGAGACATTATAGCATTATTTAGTTTCTCTTTTAGTGCTTTCGTTACATCATAGTTATAGTTAGTTTTTAAGTGACCACTCATATGGTCGATGTATCTATCCACAGTTTCTGCCCAAGTCTCTCGTCTTTGGTCATCCTCTCTCCATCTAGCATATCTAGAAAGAGCGATAAAATTTTGATAATCAGTTGGTAAATAGTTTTGCATTTAAGTCTCCTCTGTTACTATTTTTATACTCTTAACTTTCACTCCTTCTATCTCGTGAAAAGTCTCATTGATGTATTCTTCCATCTCTTCGTCTACGTTGCCATCGGCAGGTACTGCATACTCCTCGTGGTCTATATGCAGTGTCATCATAATCTTAACTCGCATCTTTTTCAACCACATCTATTAGTTCTGTGAGATACCATTGTGCTTTCTTTAAGTCTTCTGCACCATTCTTGTATCTGTATCTCCAAAGATACTTCATGATATTTCCTTGTAGGTAGTATTCAAATCCACCATCAGTCATAGCTTTTATAGCATCAATAGTTTCTATACCTGCTTTGTTATAGTGGGGTGGATGATTAACCATATCCATAGTTTGTTTATGGTCTGATTGTTCTTGTGCTTGTTTAAATTTCTTTTTCATATATTCTAAATGTCTCAATGTAATTCTCCTTCAGGTTTAAAGTTAACACGAATAACATTATCACTTTCTTTAGGCTGAGTCAACCTATCTATGCTTTGTGCTAGTTCTTCTTGTGATAAATACTTTTCAGCTAGTTGCTCAGTTGCATCTCTAAATATTTTATTCTCTTCCATCAAAGGAACTGAAGCACATATCTGCTTAGTAAAACTAATCATAGAATAGAAATCATCATCGTCAAGTCTGTTAGCTTTATCCACTACCATTTTAAGAGTGACCTCTCCTGTCCATTTATTCTTCTTGTCTATGTGAGGTCTAACTACAATCATAAAATCATTTGTCTGCACATCTTGTTTATCCATATTTATCTCCTTATCTTTGTTGTTGAAAATCGTATGAACTTAGGGTGTTTGTTTTTACCTTTCTCTTTCAACCAATCTTCAGGTATTATTCTATCATAATATCTAAATCCATATTTAATACACCACTCTGCATATGTTGACTTAGCACCTTTTCTAAGTTTTCTTTTGCTATTTTCAAACACAAATCTAATGTCTAAGTTTGGATGTTGCTTCTTAATTGCTAGATGTTTTCTTCTATCTAATGTTAAGAACCTACCTTTAGTTTCTATTATAATCCCATTATATAATATAAAGTCAGGGGTATAGGTGCGATAACATAAATCTTCCCACTCTATTTTAATAGACTCATAAGAAAACTTACACTTGTTTTCTTTTAAGTATGTGGAGAGCTTATGTTCTAAGCCACTCCTATACCCATGCTTTATCGCATCTCTGCGTACTTTGTGTGGAGACACTAGAGTAACCTTCTCCACCCTGTAAAAGGATTGAACTCGTATGAGTCATGAGAATATGAAACACCAAGAGCTTTCATCTCTTCTTTAACAGCTTCATCTGCTAACTTCTTAGCTTCCATAGCTTCTCTCAAACCCTTAGTTCTCATATCACGAAGGGTTTTCTTAGCTTCAGCTAACTCTTTTTCCATAGTCTCAATATCCTTTTGCAGGTCTTCTATTTTTTTAGAATCAGTCATTATTTTAAACTCCATATTTTACTCGCTTCATCTTTCATACCTGTCCACAACCAAGAGTCTAGGTTAGGATATGTAAGAGAAGCTATCTCATGCTTATCATTACTGACAGACAAAAACTTTTGTATACCAAAAGCTACTTTAGTAAGTTGCTTCTTGTATGCAGATAAGTTTTTAAGTGTGAATACCTTATGTTCTTTAGGACTTGCAAAGAACAGGTCTACACTACTCTTAGGGTATGCCATAGAATATAATGCCATCTGTCTTTTCTGTGCTTCAGTAGGTCTTGTAGGCATCCTTGTGGTTGTCTTCAAGTCAACTATCTTGTCATCAAATCGGAAGTCAATATATCCTATGATAGGTACAGGTAAGTCATCAATTTGAACTGAAACTTTCTCTTGGTATGCTTCAAGATTGTCATAGTTAAAGTTCTCATCAATGACCTTACCAAAGCCTTCTAACAACTTCTTTTCTTTAGCTGTCTTCACATCTCCTAAATCAACACCTGATTCAGCACACAGAGACATGAAGTGCATATCTAAATACTTATAGTCAAAGGTTTTCTTT